CATCAAAGGTAGGTGTACGAGTAGTCTGAGTTAGTTCAGATTTACCCACATCAAAATTATATGCTCTATACACCGCTTTAGTGTAAGAAGTCTTACCGCTTTCTAAACTAGAATACTGATCAACGTCAACAATTTCAATTGCCCTTTCTCCTACGAAGAAAGTTGCTTCCGGTATATCAAATACGGCAGCAAGTGTGCCTTCTGCGTCAGTACGGACAGCAGATCCTTTAGCCGATCCATTATCTTCTACTTCGCTAACATTATATTCTGTTGCACTACCTACGACAGTAGGATTGACATCGCCTGGATAAATGTGTGAGTCGATTGAAGCACCGTCTAAAAAGAAGTAGTGTCGAGTGTTAGGTCTAAGACCGGTGACTAGAATCTTGACTTCTCTAGACTGAATGTATGGAGACATCGTAACATCTGTTACAAAGTTTCCTACACTACTAGTAGTGACGTTATTATCTCCTACCGTAAGAGTATCGGTAGTTGTAGTTACTGTAGTTGTTTGGCTACGGTTTCTACCGTTTCTTTGAACAGCTCCGGAAATACTACTTACTTGTTCTCTTGTTAAAGGAATAACTTCTTGAAGGTTATCAACTAAATCTAAAAGAGGTGTGGCAATATCTACTTCTAAGTTAATAGCGGGATTCTGAATGACATCATAGCCAGCATCAAAAGGAGGATCGATTGCCGCCTTACCTGCATAGTTATAAAAGTTAGATACACAGTTTCTAAAGTTTGTTGCGAATGGCTGGGCGATTACATTGACACGTGTTCCAGTATCTGCCAAAGTAACAACGTCTTGATATACGTTTGCGCCCGTGCTTGAATCAACTTTAAGATCGATAGGAAACTGAGTTACTGAAGGAGTTGCAACAGTTCTGGACTTATCGATGGCAGCTCCGAAATCTGGATCTTCTACTGCGCCTACACGTAAATCTCTAAAGCCATCTACAAGAATGCCATTCTTAAATCTGTTAGTGCCAGACCCGTTAGGAATAAACATGTCTTTAGTGCTTGACTCAAGTAAACTCATTGAAACGGCATCAGTAAGTCTGTCAATTTTCTTTTCAATGCCTGAGATGTCCTTCATCGTGTAGTTTTTATTTGAAACGTCTACAACACGGATTGGATTGTTTCCTGTAACTTTAGTCACGTTACCAGGAACATAAACATTACTCAATGCATACATTCCAGGAATTTCTGGAATACTTGGATTCTCTGATTCGTCACCTTTGTATACAAATAGGTCTCCAAACTCATCAAACACCACACTATCGATACGTGACATATAATAAGTTTGATCAGAGGAAATGGTCGCATTATTTGCATGTGAGATACCTGCGTCTACGGCTGTACCTATAAGAGATACAGTGCTTGCTCCAGTTTCACTCAATGCGTAAGTAGCGATTGCTTGCTTGTAAGGTCTAAAATCAAAACAGTTTACTAGCGAGTGTTCAATACCATCTTTACCTGTAAAGTTTTTGATTAAACTTTTATCTGACAAGGTACTATAGCTATTTGCTGTGAGATAACCACTGCCAACTGCGGACTGTCTCTTAAGAACTTTGACTCTAACTCTTAATGTTGTGCCGTGATTGACAACTTCACCTGCTTTGGCAGTGATGAATGAATGGTCGTATAAGTGATCTTTTTGGTTGTTAACTAATTTAAACTTAGATGTAATGTCCTTAATGGATACAGGATTAGAAATGTCCTTCACTTCTAGTAGCTTGATTGCATTAGGTACACCAAGTGATGCCATATTAGGAATGCCGAATACAGGACTACCGGTAGTTTCTCCAGTTAAGTCATATGTGGTATTTACATAGATGTCAAGATCGTTTAGTCCGTCAGCTTCAGATCCTGTAACGATTTCATCGTAGTATAGATATCCTTCAAAACCGACTTCGCTAATTGTTACTTGCATGTCAACCGTATTAAGTGGGCTACCACTCGCATTACGTATGATGTCAGTATTACTCATCGCAACTAAATTATTGTTTACGAGAGGTTGAGTGTTACTAGTAGCTGGAATTGTTACGGATTCGCTATTAACAGGAAGTCTTACTCTTCTAACATAAGCAACATTTGATATCGAGTCAATACTTCCTTTACCAGTATTGAATAGTTTTCCTCCACTGTTAACTCCGTATAGTGTTCCATCTGGGTCAAGGGTTGTTGATCCCAACATTGCTATAGCAGTGTTTTCTTGTCCGCTTGCCTTTGATATATTATAAACAAATATTTTGCCAGGAGTTATATTTGATACTGAACAAGTACCGATAATATTACCACTACCATCTATTAGATTTTGAACTGTTCCGTTAATGGGATGGTTGTCTAATACTTCGCCATCAGCATGATTATATGTAAAATATTGTCCATACTGTACACCAGTGTATTGATTAGTTTTACTTTGGGTGAGAGTAGTTGGCTCAATTAAAAGTTTTCGAGGACTAACGTTTATAGTTTCTCTACCGAAAACGTAAGCTTTACCAGGAGCAACAACAGCGTTTGTATTACTGCCGTCTTGCTCAAGCGTTACCCTAAGTCCATTCGTAACATAGTTACCAGACTCATCAAAAGTTCTTCGAGCAAGTTCGTCTCCTACAACATTGAATTCAGTTCTGTCACGAATACGTACTGCCTCACCTCCAACATATCTGACAAGAGCAAAGAACTCTTCTGGTTCGCTTGCTGTCGAGTATGTTACGAGTTGAGGTACTAACTGAAGTCTATCTGCACCAGGTGCGTTTTCGTTATTGAACCCTGCGGCATTGTCGAGTAGAGTAGTATCTTTATTAGAGTTGATTAAATTTTCAGCGACAGTAAAGCCAACTGAAGATGCTCCAGGAATATTAGAATACTTTGATACGATGATGAATTGATTGTCAACAAAGATAAAGTGTCCTTTCTGATAAACAACACCCTCTTCGCACGAAACACCAAACGATCTGCCAGCATGTCCGACAACTGTTGCAACTGTAATAGATGATTCGACTACTCTGCCATCACTACCTTTAATCTTAAGCTGTTCACCTTGTGCGAACTGTTTAGCATCTGTTAAACTAGCGCCTGTAACCGTAGAGTCATCAAAGCCGATGTAGTTAATATAAAAAGTTTTGAGATCAGGGTCTTGAGTTTGGAAACCGTTTTCACCTAAAATGATCTCTGCAACAAGACCAGTTGTTGTACCGGTTGCAGTGAAAATTTCATCGTCGGTTTGATTATAGATTGTGGGATCTGTAAAGCCCACTGTGTCATTTAATTTGACATAGAATATATCTGGACGTGAGGTAATATTAATACCACTAATGATAGTACCTTCTTTATAAACATTCGAACCAAAGCGTTCTACCTGCTTCTGAAGAATGGTTTGAAGTTGTGTTAACTCCCGTGCTTGTACGGCTTTTGCGGGCTTAAACAGAATACGGTTAAACTGTTTAGCTTCACTAAAATCGTCATAGTACGGATCAACATTTAAGTCTGTATTAATGCCCATGTATTATACTCTTTTCCTAGAAATCGAAAATAAATTTAATTTTTTCTTTACGTGAAGCCAATCTCTGTATGGGATCAAAGTCTACGAAATGTAAAACTTGTCCACTGTACGGAGAATACTTGCCATACGTAACATTTGTACTAGCATTATTTATAGTAAGCGTACTAGCTGTTGTGGTAGCCAGATTAGCTTTTATAAAAATAATACCATCTCGGAAAGTGCTTTGAAAATCTCCGTAGTAATCTACAAGATATATTGTAGTATTGCCTCCAGAATAAACACTCTCATGTATTCTTGCTGTGATTGTTTCGGTAACGTTGTTACCTAAGTCAACATTCTGTTGAACATAATGTCCCGGAATTGAAGTACTGGTAACGTCAGACCCTTGAATAACAATTGAACTTCTATTATCAAATTGAGTCGGGAGAGACGAATCAGTGAAAGTTGGATTCTTAACAAGACCGACTTTAGTATAATAGTTCGCATCTGGTATTGCTACATCTTCTCCTGCAAAGTTTGTGATAACTGATAATCTACTCATGCCCAACTCATTGATTGGATCTGATCCATGCCCGCCTTTAGGAGACACTACACATCTAAGCTGTGCGGCTTGAGATGGAGTATAGCTATTTACAAGCGCAGAAGGTAATCCAAGTGTAGCAGTTGCATACTTGTATTCGCTACCTCTTTCCATAAACTGAATAGATTTAAGTGTACCGAATTGATCGATCACTCCGTAAGCAACACAAGGAGTGCCAGTAGAAGTGCTTCTAGTCACATGAATTTTAGGAACTAGTTGAAAGGTGTCATTCGAATAGTTTGCTATAGTATCGCCATCAGAAGCAGAAATCTTTAACGTTATTTTTAACTCGGCGCCAGGAATTGTAGTACTGCTGAGTACATCGTAAATTATTGTTTTATTCTGACCAGTCTTCTTCTGTAACAAATACATTTCCTTGTATGAGTCACCAGCACCATAGAGATCGAATCCTTCTTTAGATGTTGCGCTTACAGTTATATCGCTTATGTTTGAATCTGTGGTTGACTGAATGATGCTCTCAAAATTAACAGTACTAGCATCAGAAGAGTTTGTAGCAGGTCCAAATCTGTAGTTCGTGAATAAGTTAGTCACAGTGTCTTCAATAATTATTTGAGAAATTTCTTCTTTAGCAGAAGCAATAACTTCAGCATTACCGTAAGTAGGATAAGGCAAAGGCAAACTATCGCTAGTCCCGAAAACAGAATCTTCGCCAGCTCTCACTGTAAATAAATATTTCCAAATATATCCATCTGCTTCAGATATATGCTCATAAGAATCTGGATCTATATCAGCAAAGGTGGGTGTTGAAGTTGATGTCTTGTCTACTTCGCCAGTCAGTAAGTTTGTAATGCCATTAGCTTCAAGGCATCTAAACACATCATAGTCGCCTTCTGTGTTTCTCACAGTAACTACGTTAGTGTTCAAAGACGCTTGAGTCGTATAGTCTACTTTGTCATCATATCCTTGATAAACTGTTCCTGTAGTCCAAGCATTCTTATAGAACATATATCGAATATTAGAGTTCGATATCTTGTTACCAAATATAACTCTACGCTGAAACTCTCGCTTCTCGTACTGAGTGTTCGTGATAACATTTGGCTTATCAACACTAGAACCCATAATGTAATAAGAGTTTTCTGGAGTATAAGTGTTTAGCTGAGTCTCAACGATATCTTGAATGTCTGATCTCTGATTAGATGTGAGAGTAACGTCAGAAGTCTGGTCGACATATGCTTCCAACCCCGACAAGAAATCTGCCGCAATCGATGAATTAGGACTGTCGAAAGTAGAGAACGTTTCTTTGGTCGTCTCTACTTTAAAATTTTCTGTAATGATCTTTGCCATTATATTACCTTAATTTCCTATCGATGTTGTTACTGCATCTGTTGCTGTCTGATCGAGAGATACAAGTTCTGTGACTAATACTTCAGATGAATTGCCTTCTGTCATTATATTCTCTTCTGTTCCTTCTGTGATGTACGGCTCATTTGACAAGTTCCATACTTGGAATTCGACATCAAGCGTACTATCTAAATTACTAGTACTATTTATGAGAGGGGAACTGAAGACTTTTGTACCCGCAACTCCTACTGTGTCCTTAATAAGCTGTGTATACTTTTCAGGATCAATTACAGAAGATATCTCATATGAATACTCTTGATAATAATCATTATCATGTAAGTATTTAGTGTTGTCGCTTAAGAAAGATGTAGTAGAACTCCACTTTCCTTCTGTCTTACCTGGTCCAAGTGTTCGAATAACTGCCTTTGCAACTAATTGCTCAGACTCATTTTTAAGGTTAACAACTTCACCATCAACATATCTGTATCCTGTGTTAGTGATATCAAGGTCTTCAATTTGTCCAGTCTCATAACTAGCATTACCAGAGATGATTGCATTTCTACCCATAGCAAACGAATTAGGATCTGGTCTTGTTCCACTGAGAGTATACGGGTTGTTCTTAATAAAGATGGGATAGTTTTCATCAAAGTCATAGAACGATAGTTTCTGGAAGTAGAAGTCATTGCCTTCTCTCTTTAAGAACTTGCCCTTTGCTTGATAACGAACAAACTGATCATTAGTGCCAGGCACAAAGTCAGCGTCAGGATTATTTCCAAAATCTGGATCTTCGATTTGAACTTCTTGCGTAACAATCTCACCAACTTCGATTAAGAAGTTAGGGTTAGTGAATGTGAGAATGCTATCACGACTATCAAATCTAGAAACGTCAATATATTCGATCTCACTAAACACATCGTTGACATAATTATTACCTTCACTCTCAGTAACAATACCTGCGATAGATCCAATCGTAATAGACTTCGCTTCAAACGCATCTTTGATTCTTGTGTTTAAAGTTTCTGCATTAAAGCCTTGACTAACAAGTGTACCACTCATACCATAGTTAGTAGCAACAACATCTGTCACTGTACCACTGCCTGTAGGAGTAGTGCTGTTCTTAATAAATCGTGTACCGATATTGTTATCTGCCGAACCAAGCTGAGTAAAGTCTGTAGTACCTACTGTTTCAATTTCATAGATGCCTGGATTAACCATAGCAGTCGCATTAATAATAACAGCAAGAGGCTTATCAGCAAAGTTGCCGATGAAGTCTGTGATAATACTTACTGACTCTTGATTATTAATACCTTCTACTCTAAAACTTGCAGTCGCATTATAGTCAGCAATCGTGGTTATTGTAACACTATTATTACTACCGACTGTAATATCAACAGTCTCGCTAGAAGGAAGAGAATTAAACTCAAAGCCAAACCCGTCTGAATACACAGCAGGCAATAGTCTATCTTCAATCCATGTTGTCTGTGCAGTAGTAGCACTACCACTTATATAATTTGCAAAGATAGTTGCATCTTCGCTATTAATATATCGACTTGTAACAAAGTTATATCCACTATTGTCTATATCGCCTAATCTATATCCAGTGTTATCAAGGTCTGAGTTAAATATTGCAAGCATCTTTGGATCTACAGTAGAGTCACCCGCACCAGCAAGTACAAGTTGAGCCTGAACAAAAGCTAAAAAGGATGCTTTCGTATCTCTTGCAGAGGGATCAGTACTGCTTCTATCTGGATCTTGTCTATTTGATCTTACGTAAAGTAGAGGGTGATTATATGCCACAACTCTTCCGCCGCCATTGATCGTTGCCGTGCCAGAAGAAGCATCGTCTGCAACAATATGTTGACCAGGCTGAATAGATGATACAGCAGTA